CCGACGATTTTTTGAAAATGGGGGTTTTCCGGCAAAGTGCTATCATTTGACTGTCTTTTGAGTGCATACACCGGACAAAATCAGCCATACAATATCCATAAGCCTGTTTGAAGGGGGTATTGTATGGCAACAAACAAGCGTGTTTTCACCTTGCGCCTATCTGATGAAGTCTTTGACAAGATCGGGGCGCTTGCAACCCGTGAACACCGATCCATTACCAATTACATTGAATTTGTCCTTCTGAAACACTTGGAAGAAGTGGAAAAGGCGGAAGGAACGATCAATGTCGATAATTCACCCAAAGGGGTATAACTGAAAATGTCTGTCCTGAAGCAAAAGAGAACCACAAGCAAGGCCGAGTTCATCAACACGGCCAATCAGATTTATGTTGAAACCCTGAACTTCCTGACCCGTCTTTCAGCCCGGTATTCCCGGTTGATTGCGGAGCCGGTGGCAAAGCTGGCCGGTGAGATCATCGACCATGCGGAGAAGGCCAATAGTATCTTTCCTTCGGACAACCAGCGCATTGAAATGAGGAAGGCCCATCTTCTTGAAGCACGGGCTTCCCTGATGGCGCTGGATGTTCGCTTGACCCATGTTTACCTGATTCTGAACCAGAACCCGGAAGGGGCCTTTACCACTTCCAAGGGGAACCCGGTGAAGTCACAGGATGCAATGGAAAAACTGGATAAGATGGCCCAAAACTTGGGTGAACTGATCGACAAAGAAAACGAACTTCTGAAAGGGGCGATCAAAAATGTAACAGCAAAACAGAAATAATTTCCCATTAGGTGTGCAACTGATAATGAGCCTGTTGGCGGTGTGGTGGTGGCTTCGTTCCCCTAATTACAACAACAACAATAATTTCCGGGATGTCAACGCGGGTGGCGGCGGCGGCTATAACTTTGCCTATTACTGTGCTGGTGTGCGGCCCGGATTTTGCAAATATACACGGTCAAATGTAGTAACAGAAGGCAAACGGCTTTTCAGGTGAAAGACGACCGATGTAAAAGGAGTTGTACTTCCTTGGGTTTCAATCCCTAAAACTGCCCTTTGATGCCCTTACACGGACGCTTCTTGCATGGTGGGTGAATGTGCCTTATCCCATTTCATGTGTGAGGGCAAAGCAATTTAGACGGCACCCTACAAGATATTTGTACGAGGGGCGAATACTTTTATTATGACAAGCCAAGAACGGCATGAAGCAAGGTTCCAGCGCCGCAAAGCAAAGCGGTTGGAACGAAAACAGGCCCGGTGTGATAGCCTTGGGCCAACGAATAAAATATTTTCCTATCGGAAGATGTTCTTCTATGGGAAAAAGTGCTGTAACGGGGTGCGATGGAAGCAAAGTGTTCAAAACTTTGAAGGCCACCTGTTTTCCGATACGGCAACACGGCGGCGAACGGTGTTGGAACAGACTTGGAAGCCCAAATCCTGTTCCCATTTCACCCTTCGGGAACGGGGAAAAATCCGCCCGATAGATGCCCCGCACATTACGGATCGACAAATCCACAAAACCCTGTGTAATGAAGTCCTGATCCCGTTGTATTCACCTTCTATGATCTATGACAACGGGGCAAGCCAAAAGGGAAAGGGCCTTCATTGGCAGTTCAAACGGATCAAACAACAGCTTGGATGGCATTACCGGCGATATGGCCGGGAAGGTGCTGTATTGCTGTTGGATTTGAAAGGGTTCTTTCCAAATGCTTCCCATGCCCTGTTATATCAGCGGCACCGGGAATTGATTTTGAATCCTGAACTTCAAAACTTGGCTGATACTGTAATCCAGTATTCCCCATGCCCGACACCGGGCCGGGGGATGCCTTTGGGCGTGGAGCCTTCCCAACAGGAAATGGTGGCGTTACCAAGTAAAATTGACCAATGGATCAAGTGTCAGGCCCGTGTTCATTGCGCCGGTCATTACATGGATGATTACTATGCTTTCTTTCCCACGGTGGATGAAGCAAAGCTGATGGGCCATGAAATTGTAAGGCGATTTGAAGCCGCTGGAATCCGAGTGAACAAGCGTAAGTGTAAGGTGATCCCGCTTACAAAGCCATTCCGGTTCTGTAAAGCACGGTTCACCCTTACCGAAACCGGCAAGATCAAGGTGAATGGAAGCCGGGATGGAGTGAAACGGGCAAGGCGAAAGCTGAAGCTGTTTCACAAAGAGTTCAAAGAGGGAAAACGATCCTTCTTTGACATAGAACAATACATGGAGTGCCAAAGCGCCTATTACCGGAACTTCAACGATCATGGACGGTTGTTAAGGTTGCGGCGGCTTTACCATGCAATCTTTTTCGGAGGTGGACAATGTTTAGAATCATCAAAGCCGGGGCCGGTATCGGCCTGACCGAGAACCTGAACTACATCAAAAAAGCCGAAAATGGTTGCTATGTCCTTTGCCCGGAGCCTGACGCTTCGGGCATTGTTTTTGAGGGTGTAGCTTACCATTTGTTGGGCCGTGCCGCTATGAATGAACTGGAAACGGTGAGTTTGGAACAGACGGACGCAGGAAGCGAGATCACCAAGGCCACGGAAGCCGGTGGAATCGTCTTTGTAACCTTGGCGGAAGCCGGGAGCATTGACGCTGAAACGGCGGCGGAACACGCTGATTTGTTCGCTGAATGGGCTTTCCCTGTTGGCTACACGGTGGGGCAGATTCGCCGGTATAACGGAACCCTTTACAAGTGTGTTCAGGCCCATACTTCCCAAGCGGATTGGACACCGGACACGGCTTCCAGCCTGTGGAGCAAAACGAGTGATCCCGCTGAAGAATGGCCCGAATGGAGCCAACCGGTGGGAGCGCATGACGCTTATTCCAAGGGGGCAAAGGTGAGCCATAAGGAAAAGCATTGGATTTCCACGGTGGATTCCAATGTGTGGGAACCCGGTGTGTACGGGTGGGAGGAAAGCACGGATGGAGTATAAAACCTATGTTTGCCGTAAACGGGCAAGGTTCAAGGCGATTTGCGGACAAGTGAACATTCCGTATGGAACCACCCTGAATGGTCAGGGTGGTTTTTTGATCCTGAATGATCTTCCGGTGTGTTCGGCCACCAGCCAAAACGCCTATGACTTCTTCACACAGAATGATGATGGCATGGGGCAGGAACGGGGCGAACTGTTGAACCGGATCATTCCCAAGCTGGAAAAGCGTGATGCCGGGTATCAGGCCCGGTGGGGGAAGATTTGGGAAGATGCCCTTTGTCAGAAGTACAAGCGCCCGGATCAGGAAGAACATTGGATTTGGAACTTCGACTTCTACAACGGCCCTGTTGAGGATTTGCGCTATATTGCCGCCCTGATCGGGGCCTGATAGGAGGGAAAAGCCATGACGATTTATCAGGTGTTGTGCTTGATTGGTGTTCCCACCTTGATTTTGGTGGTATTCAAATACCTGTGGAGCCAAATCAAGCATAACACCGAGGATTCCAAGGCTTTGAAGGCCGGTATTCAGGCCCTTCTTCGGGCGCAGATGATCAGCGATTTCAATAAGTATTCCGAAAAAGGCTATGCCCCGATCTATGCACGGGATAATTTTGAAAATTGCTGGAAGCAGTATCATTCTTTGGGGGTGAATGGGGTGATGGACGATCTTCACAGAAAATTCTTGGAGTTGCCCACCGATCCCCCGGAAGAATGAGCAGACGAACCAAAAAGCCAAAGCGGGAGTTTTCCAAACTGATCTTGTATGTGGTAGGGGCCGTGACCGTTGGGGTTACGGCCTTCACCCTTATTATGATTTGGCGCACGGAAAACCTTGAACCGCTGGCCTATCTGATCCCCGCCGTATTCGCAGAATTGGCAACCGCAACCGGGTTTTACTATTCCAAAGCCAAGGCCGAAAACCGGATTAAACTTCGAAAACTGTACGGCCCTGAAATTTATAACGATGCAAAGGAGATTTGAACCATGCTGAACGCTGTTTTGAACAACCTGATCAATATTGGGTGGGCTATGCTGATCTTCCTGTGTGCGTACCTGTCCAATGTAGCCTTTTCCCTTTACTACAACATCAAGGTTTTGCTTCAGCCTTTCGACAAACAGAAAATGATCAATTCCGGGCTGAAGGTTGCCACTTTCGTTGTGGGCCTGACCTTACTTTGTGTAGCAATCACCACCCTTCCCATTTACGCTGATCAGCTTGGGTGGGCAATCCCGGAGGAATACACAGAAATTTTTGCAGACTTGGTTATTGTGGGCGCTGTCCTGATGGTTTCTTGCAAATACATTGCTGAAGCCTTCACCAAGTTCAAAGCCATTCTTCAAGTGAAAGGAGATACCGAAAATGAGTAATTCCAGCCTTGCAACCTATACCCGGATCACGAAAAACAAAACCAGCCCCCGGAACCATGCCATTGACACCATCACGATTCATTGTATCGTTGGGCAATGGACAGCAAAGCAGGGGTGTGATTATTTCGCCACCACAGACCGGCAATGTTCCGCCAACTATGTTGTTGGTAAGGATGGTTCCATTGGCCTTTCCGTGGATGAAAAGGATCGTTCTTGGTGTTCCAGCAACGGCACCAATGACAACCGGGCAATCACTATTGAAGTTGCTTCCGACACCACCCACCCTTACGCCGTCACCGCCAAGGCTTATGCGGCCCTGTTGGATTTGGTAACGGATATTTGCAAGCGGAACGGGATCAAGAAGTTGGTATGGAGTACGAACAAGAATGACCGTGTGAACCATCGGAACGGATGCAACATGACCGTTCACCGTGACTTCGCCAACAAAGCCTGTCCGGGGGAATATCTTTATTCCAGACACGGGGAGATTGCCGCAGAAGTCAACAGGAGGCTTCAGGGCGCTTCCAATGGTGGTGGGGTAGTAGTTACACCCCCAGCCGCAGAAAAGCCCACAGGCGGCACCACAGGGGCCACCGTGACCCCTTACCTTGTGCGGGTGAAGATCACCAACCTGAATATCCGTAAAGGCCCCGGCACAAACTACGGTGCAACCGGCTACATCCAGCCCGGTATTTATACCATCGTGGCCGAAAGCACCGGCAAAGGTGCGGCCAAGTGGGGCAAACTGAAAAGCGGTGCCGGGTGGATTTCCCTTGACTACGCCACTAAAACCTGACCATGAGAAAAGGCCCTTCCGGTTCAAGCTGGAAGGGCCTTTTTTGCGTGTTTCTACTATGTTACTAATAACCCCGATTTCACCGAACTTCAAAGGGCTGAAATGTTCAGTATTTGGGCGTTTCAGAGCGTTGCAGAGTAGAAAAAATTATGGTATAATATCTGCAAAAGGATTCAGGAGTTCTGAAGAAAAAGTTTGCAGGTGATGAAGATGTATCGGCACGAAGTTTATGACCAGCTTAAGATGGAGATGCCCTTTGGGGTCACATGCGTGAGGATAACCGGTGGGTAATCCTCAGCAAGAAGTTCCCTTGGGAAGAGATTGACCGGGAGTATCAGGAACATTTCAAAAGCAGTGAGGGCCAAGTGGCCATTCCATCTCGCCTGGCCTTCGGGGCACTGTACATCCAGGCCGAGGAAGGCTACACAGATGAACAGACCAGACGAAATATCCAGGAGAACCCCTATCTGCAGTACTTCTGCGGATTTGAGTGCTACACCATGGAATCGCCTTTCGACGCATCCATGATGACACATTTCAGGAAGCGTATTTCTCCTGAGATGATTCAACGGATCAACGATCTGGTTTTTGCGCCAGAAGCAGTTGCCAGCACGGATAATCCCGAGGAAGATGATTCCGTAAATCAGGAAGACAGTGAGGACCCTCTCTCAGCACAGCCGACAGAAAAATCTGAGAACCGTGGAACACTGATTCTTGACGCGACCTGCTGTCCGGCAGATATCCATTATCCGACGGACGCCGGGCTGCTGAACCACGCCCGGGAGCTGGTAGAGAAAATGATTGACAGGCTCGGAAAAGATATTTGGCATACATCAAGAAGCGTACCCATACTGTACGAGAAACGCGGATGGTGCTCCGTGGGAATTTGCAATATATCCAGCGAGATATCGGCTACATCGAGAAGATGGTGGCCCACGGCGTGTCCTTATCGCTGCTGGGGAATGACCTATACAGGAAGCTGTTGGTGATCCAGGAACTCTGCCGCCAACAGTGGGACATGTATGTGCGGAAGAGTCATCAGATTGAAGACCGCATCGTCAGCATCGATCAGCCGCATGTTCGTCCTATTGTGCGAGGTAAAGCGGGATGTTCAACTGAGTTTGGTGCCAAGGTCATAGTAGGTCTTGTGAGTGGTTACGCTTTCCTGATGAAGGCTGACTGGAACAACTACTCTGAGAGCAGAAGTCTGAAGCAGGCCGTTGAGGAATACAAAGAGACCTTTGGCTTCTACCCAAAGACGATTCTGGCAGACCGGGCTTATCCCGGCAGAGAAAATCGGCTTTGGTGCACCTCGCTGGAGATCCGTCTTTCAGGTCCCAGGCTGGGACGGAAGTCGGCAGAGGAGAAGCAGACGGAAAGCAAACAGATCTACCAGGATGGCTGCGACCGCGTCGTGATTGAGGGAACATTTGGTGTCGTCAAGCGCCGATATAGCTTGGACCGGGTCATGACGGCTGCTCTTGACATGCCCGTAAGCAACTGTTATATATAAAACAAGAACGACAAGCCTGATTCACAAGCTTATCGCTCTTAATTATCATAGAAGAATCTTATTTACAGAGATTTTCTCATACTCTCTCGGTTGCCCGACACTTCCATGACCTCAATTGCGATGGGCTTCTTTGCCGCAAATATGGAGCGCAAACTGCGTCTCCTTTTTGCACCTGAATACGGTTGGGCTCT